CAGTCAATCCAGTTGAGGCCAGGATGTCAACATAGTATTTGCTGGCCACATCGTTGTCTTGAACTGGTTGCAAGCTGACACCATTGATATAGGTATTGCCACCCAAGATGATGTTGCCAGTGCCGTTGGGTGTAATACTGATATTACCGTTGGCGCCAGTTGTAGCAAGAGTGATCCCGCCCGAGCTGGCCAAGGTTGCTGTGTTGACTGCAAGTGCTATCACATTGCCTGTGGCACTGACATAGCCTGCAGTTTCAATGTTGCCGCTGGTGGCTAGACCTGTGGCTGAAATCAAGCCCGGAGTTAATAAATTGCCACCGGTGATGTTGGCAGTAGCACTGATCAATCCACCTGTGAGGATATTACCGCCAGTTACGTTGGCAGTGGCACTGACCACACCAGTAACAAATACGCCTGTAGTAGCAAAAACTGCCACGTTGCTGGTACCAGCAACGCCAACAGTGATGTTGGAATTGGCCGAGGCATTAAGATTTGAAGTACCGTTGCTGATTGGAAATCCAGCTGAACTAGCAGCTACACCAGTAAGCTGGCTACCGTTACCAATAAAGAAACTGCTGGCATTGGCTATGATGTTGCCTGCGGCACTGACCTGTCCGCCTGTGAACAGATTGGCACCGTTGATGTTGCCGTTGGCAGTCAATACATTGCCAACCTTGTTGAATGTGAATCCCGGACTGCCATTTAAAACATCGCTGTCGTTGAATTGGACTTCGGTATTGGATCCGCCAGCATCAATATTACCACTGATGTTACCAATAAAGTTGGCAGCATACACATTACCTGTGCCAGACACGATGCCTGCTCCGTATAGAAGATTTCCACCGGTGACGTTGCCTGTGGCCGATACTAGGCCTGCTGTGGTAACGTTGCCACCGATGACATTGCCAACTGCGCTAATAAATCCTCCAACCGTTGCGTTGCCAGCTATTCTGGTGGTACTATTTGTGTTGGCAATATAAACGTTGCTGGCGTCGCCACCTATGTAAACTGTTGTTGGATTATTATTGCCCAGATACAAGGTAGTTACACCAAATGGCACACCAATGTTACCACTGCTTGCGTGTATCACGCCGCCGGTTATTACTGCATTGGAGTCAATATTTCCCGTGGCTGTGATCGACCCAGCTGTGCGGATGTTTCCGCCTGTGACATTGCCTGCGGCACTGACCAAACCCGGAGTTAGGAGATTGCCGGCAGTGACGTTGCCTGTGAAACTGGCAGCGCCAACAATGTTGCCTACCAGGCTTGTGGTACCGTTGATTACAATGTTGCCACCAATGTTGGCATTGCTGGTATGGAAGTCTGCATAGCTGGAGATAGTGATTGTGGTATTTGTTTCACCAGTGCTGGTGAAAGCTGTGACAAATTCGTCAGCACTTTCGTCCCACACAAATGCTATGTTGCTTTGATCGCCTCGAGCTCCTACAAAACCAATGTCAACCACAGGCGTTCCTGAAGTTTGTCCTGATGCCAAAAGAATCACTGGATCTTCAATGGTGGTGATCGTGGTATCAATAGTGGTTGTGTTGCCTTGGACTGTTAAATTTCCTGTAACAGTCAAGTTAGAATTATAAGTTAAGTTGTTGGCTATTTTACCAGATGTGATGGTGAAATCTTGCAGTTTGCTGGTAGCATTTACCCCCAAGAAGGTATTGCCGGATGTAGCATCCGTGATTTGATTATTTTTTATACGTGTGACGGCCATGTCAACTCTCCAATTTATGAAGTATTTACCGTGTCCGGTCAAAAAGTATTGTGTGCCTTGTAAAAACAAGACATTTGCTCACCAGCTAGTTTTAGGAAAAAACTGTGTTTTAGATGTTGCTAGACTAGAGATATCGCACGTCAATCACGTCTGTGCTCACCGGCGCTTCTGTGAAGATCAAGGTGTTGCCTGGATTGGGACTTATGTTATAAGCGGTCACTGGCAATTGCACCACACCGTTGAGCATGATCAAGGTACCAGCCGTGGTAGTGTTGCGATTGAGGGGGAAATTTGTGGTACTGCCGTCGCCGTTGAAGGTTTCGTTGGTGACTCCGCCGACCACCTGATCCCATTCAGAGCCATCGTAAACTTCTAATCTTAGATTATCTGTGTTGAATCTTATGGTTCCTTGCACAGCCGGACTGGGACGCTGAGCTGTATTTCCAGCAGGAATAATCAACCCCAGTGTGCCACTAATAGTGACCAGTCCAGTTCCTGTGGCAGCCAAGGTTATGTTTCCATTGGCCAAGGTGGTGGTTATGGTCGTATTGGACACAGACAGATTGCCAATGTTGCTGACATTGCCCAACTGTGAATCTACATAAAATTTAGTAGCAGCATCGGCATTGGCATAGGGATTGGCCAAGTTGTTGATGTTGATATTGCCTGCGCTGATATTGCCCACATTGGCAATCACAATATTACCAACTGTGATATTGCCAACCACTTCAAGTGTTGATGTTGGAGTGGTGGTATTGATTCCGACGCTGTTGGCACCAACATCTAGATACACCAAGTCTGTGTCAAAGGCCAGATCAATGCCATCTCTTTCAAGATTGCTGGATAGAATTTGTCCTTTGACGTAGTTGATTGCCATGATATTCCCTAGTAAGGGTATTTAGCTGGTTAGTTTTGGGTTTGAACGACGTTGATTGGAACGCCGTTGGGCGGTGCCGATGTAAATGTAACGACCAAGCCGCTGACTGTGTAGGCCACAGTGGGTTCTTGATATATGCTGCCAACAAAAACTTGTATCTGTTCGGCATCAGCCGGTGCTACAGTGATAGTGTAATCCACAGTGCTGCCGTCGCCAACAAAGCTGTCCACAGTGTAGGCAACCACTCCACCGGTGCCAAAACTCTGCCATATAGTGCCGTTGTAAAATTCGCAAAAGCCAGAATCCGTATTGTATCGGATCATGCCAAACAAGGGATAGTCAGGACGATTGGCTGCACTGCCAGTGGGCAGTCGCACACCGCTGCTGCCGCTCTGAAGTTGGCGGTTTTTTACAAAATATCCCATTAGGCCGATGTATAAGAGGTCAGCACAGATATACTGTTGTTGGCACTGGCATTGACCCGGATACTGTCATTGTTGCTGAGAATTAGTTTTTCGTTGCCCACATAGAACTGATAGGTATCCTGTGCTGCGATTTCAATGTTGGCAATAACTGCTGTAAGGTTACCCGCAGATCCGCCACTAGGTACCACAAAAACATTGGCCTGCACATTAGAGGCTGTGTAGTTACACAAACTTAAAAAAGTGACCACAGTGTTGCCAGTGCTGGCATACACATTGGCAGTTGCTGTTGTCACGTTAGCTGTTGAAATTGTCATAGTAAATCCTTAAAATATAATGCTGTAAAGTCTGGCACGTGTGGCGCTGATCAACTCGTCATCAACCGAGGAGGACACCACATACAGACCAGTGGCACCGATGCCTACTGCCTTGTTATAAATTGCCACACTGTTGGATGTGGCCGTTGGTGTAGATCCAATGTTGCCCAAAACTTGTTGACCTTGCACAGTCATCTTGCTGTTGGCCGAGTCGAAGGTAAAATTGGAATTGGCCCCAAGTACGCCGCCCGAGTTGAATTGAATTTGTGTGTTGGCGCCAGCTGCTACCACTGCACCGCTGGCAGCAATATTACTGTAGGGAGTTATTGCTGCACCCGATATGGTCACGCTGGGGCTGATCTGCCAAGCATTTACTGTGGTGTCAAATCTCAGTCCGGCAAAAGTCTGCGGGTTGGTGGGTTTGGTTGCTATCAAACCCGAATCAGTGACATTGGCAACCGGGGTGTTGTTGGCTGCCACCACAATAAAAGCATCGTTTACAGCGATTTCACTGACGTAGGTAATGTTTCCAGTGACGTCCAAGTTGCCGTCAACATAGATTGTGCCCACTCCGCTGTCCACGGTAATGTACCAATTGCCGCTGATATTCTTATAGGTTGACATTTACAGATCCTTTTTGTTATTTATGCGGTCTAGCAAGGTGCGCAAATCCAGTCGATCAAAATTGGACAGCTGATCAAACTGCTCAATTTCGGCTGTAGTGGGCCCAAAAATTCTCACAAACTGGGTTAATTTATGATCTTGCGCAATGTGACACAGTTGTTTGATCCAGTTTCCTGTGAAAGTAGGAGTTGAGTTTGTGGGCCTATAAAATTCAGTGCCGGCATACAAGTTGTTTATGAGATTTCCAGGACTGGGGCCTAGATCAAATCCCAACATGTAGATTCGACGATGACCGTCCATGGCTGCTATACCCGCGGCTACTGGACCCGAGCTGTAGCCAAAATAGGGTTTGGGTATGGCCTGAGCTCCCAGATTTGGCAAAGGACGCCGGGTGTAAAATTTGTGTCGGGTACTGTATCCGCTTTCCTGGATGGCCGTGGATATGGGGCGGTCAGTGGCTATCAACACATCGGGTGTAAATTCTCTATATAGAGCGTTGCATCCATAAATTTTTCCATGCTGATGCAATTGGTTTAAATCAACGTTCTGTCGGCTGGTACCGTTGCCCAATACAAATGCTATGCTCATAAAAAAATCCCCACAGTACTTATTGTGGGGATTTTTGGGTCGCTAATAAAAATTACGATGTGTAGTTTTCTACGATAGCAAGATCAAGGTCGCCTGTGCTGAGTTGGCTACCAGTAGCCCAGGTATCAACTTCTGCACCCGATTTGGCTGTGGTTCCTTCATCGCTGAAGAAGTTGTCAGCGAATACCACGTTGTTGATTTGCTGAGCAGCATCCCAGACATCGCCGGTGTCAGCATTGCCGCCGGTGGCACCGCCAGCAAAGTTCTGCAAGAACTTGTTGGTCAGTTTGCTGACAGCTGTTTCTGTGGATGAGTTATCAAAGTAACTGATGCTCATGTTGCCAGCTGTGGGGCTAAGATCATTAGCCAATACACAGATACCCACAGCATTCACACGACCTGTGCCTGTGTTGCCCAAGGCAGCTGTGGCTGTGAAGATTGTGCCAATCTGTGCGTTGGGGGCACCGTAGCTGGCCCAGTCTGTGTCACCTACCACAGTGATGCGATAAGCACGACCCGATACCAATGCTGTTCTGGCTGTGCTGTCAGCTACCAAAAACTTGTGTGCGCCTTTTTGGCGGATGATGTAGCCGTCGGCTTCAGCAAATCCGGTGACAAACACGCGGCATTTGACGATAGGATAGTTGGCTGTAGCGATTGTAGGAGGCTGTGTACCACCAACAACACCAAGATAATCTGTTGCACTTGTCCAGTCACTGACACCAGATGGTGGCACAGGATTGGTCAAACTAGACAGGGCATTGAAGCCAATATCAACACCGGTGTTACCGCCGGTTTCAATTACTTTTTTAATTTTGAGAGGACGTCCCATTTTGTTTTCTCCTTAAAGAAGCCCAATGTGGGTTCTAGCCACTACGCAGGGGGTTAAAGCCTGCATAAAACGCCTTATTGCGTTGACAAGTATTTATGGCATGGCATGAAATATTGTGTAGTCCACTGTGTTTCTTAAATATTACCATGAACGCAGAAGAACTTATAGCTTCCGGCAACGACTGCCGAGAAAACAATGACCCTGAAGGTGCCTTGCAACAATATGCCCAAGCCCTTACGCAGGATAGAAATTCAGCATCGGCCTTCAACAACTATGGCAACGTGCTGAGAGAAATTGGTGAGCCCGAGGCGGCTATACCGTTCCTGCAAAGAAGCATACAGCTAGTACCCAATGCCGTGACTCCGAACTTCAACCTCAGCGTGGCCTATCTTTTGGCCGGTGATTATGCACGTGGTTGGCCGCAATACGAACATCGCTGGAACTTCGAGCACTTGGCCGGAACCTTGCCCAAATTTAGTCAACCAAGATGGGCCGGGCAAGATCTCCGAGACAAAACTATCTTGGTTGTGCAAGAGCAAGGTCTAGGCGATACCATACAGTTTGTAAGATTTGTGTTTGGTCTGCACAATGCCGGTGGTCGTGTGATCCTACAAGTCAACGACAATCTGGCGCCCTTGTTTGCGGGCAGTCCTGTGATACATCAAATCATTGATGCCAACGACACTCCAGAAAATTTTGATTACTGGACTCCAATCATGAGCATACCAGGCATACTGGGAGTCACCTTGCAGAATCTTCCTCACCAGTTGCAGTACTTGTCTGCCAGACAAGATTTGGCACAGCAATGGCAAACCTTGTTGGGTCCTAAAAAACGTCTGAGAGTGGGTGTGTGCTGGTCCGGCCGTCCAGACTCCTGGATCAATCGTCACAAAGGCATGCCTTTTGAAGTCATTCTTGATCTTATCAAACGTAACCCTGCTATAGAATGGATCAATTTACAGGTAGAATGCTCTGCCGAACACAGCAAGATCTTGGAGGACAACGGGGTCAAAAATTTTCAAGGACAGATACGAAATTTTGCCGATACTGCGGCCTTGATACATCACATGGATGTTGTTATCAGCGTGGACACTGCTGTGGCTCATTTGAGTGGAGCCTTGGGAAGACCCACTTGGATACCGCTCAACTGGTACGGCACTGACTGGCGTTGGTTGCTCAAACGAGATGACAGTCCTTGGTATCCATCGGCACGCTTGTTCCGTCAGCCGCGCCTGGGTGACTGGCAATCGGTCACCGACAAAATACATCAATACCTTTCCTGGTTCAAAGTATAGCCAACAAAAAAGCCCCTTTCGGGGCTTTTCTGTATCTTCCCATCCCTGAGAAAATAAACTGTGTTCTCTGATTAGGAGAATGACAAGTT